GGGCTATAGGTGTTCCCCAACCAAACTCTACCATTTATTCCTCCAAATAGTCTAACACATCCACTGCTGTTAGAATCTTTGTTTTTATTATAGCATTGTTTAAAGTATTTCGCAACCCCTGATGTAAAGGTTTAGGCCATTTTCCAAATTCAACCCAAGCATAACCTGAGTGTTCGCTGTTTAATGTAGGAATAAATTCATCTTTTACAAAACAAAGGTATGTATGAAAGTTAAATTTTTCGTCGTTTGAAACAAACAGCTCTAAAGGAATAATCTTTTTAAATTCAGGCAAATGTCCTATTTCTTCTTCAATTTCTCTTTCAAGACCTTGCCAAGGCGTTTCGCCATCATTATTTGTTCCGCCAACTAATCCCCATTGACCAAGAGATTTAGCACTAGTACGCTGTAGTAAAAGAAAACGTTTTGTGTGTAATGAGCAGATAATAGATCCGCTACAGATAATTTTATCGGACATACTATTATGTATGCGTTTTATAATACAATCTGCCACCAACCTGGCTCGTAAATACCTTCCCAGGCTTTGAGCCATTCAGCGCCAGTCCACTTAAATTGTAGTCCGCTATTTGAATTTGTATTAGTTACATATACAGGACTAACTTCGTCACCTGTATTATCAGAAGCATCAAAAACTATATGCCAATTACTTCCATCCCATTCAATGATATCATTTGCTTCAGCAACAAAGTCTGAACCATTTGAATTTTTCCAAGCATCAGGACCGTCAGTATTATTAATACTGCCAATATTTTCGGTAATTAAAAATCTAGTACCTGCTACTTTAGTAGGCGGAGTTCTTTCGGGATTGATAACAGCATCGATATTTCCATCTGATCTAGTAGGACCAGTTAATGTAGTATTAGTTGGCAACGTGTCAATATCCCAATCAACAGTAAGCGAAGTAGCATCTAATGGATTAAGTGTAAAATAACCTACAATAGGAGTTTTTGTTTCTGTTCTACGCAAGAATACTTTACTTAAACCCGCTCTATACTCACCTGGCATTTCGTCAATTGCTGCTTGCCAGTGACCACTTGTTCCTACATTTTCTGGAACATCTAACTCTGGTTGCGAATTCATTCCAGTAGGATTAACAAGTTGTGCTGTATCGTTAATTGCTAACAAGTGCCAATCAGAATGCGTTCTATTAACTAATTGTCCGCCAAATGCTCCTGGATCAGATTCGTCCCATCCACTAAATCCGTCAATGTTAATACCAGTTTCGATATTGCCCGCCGACTCGTCGTTAACACTCATTGTAATTTGAGTAATAACACCTAGTTTCTTAACTTTAGCAGGAGGACTAATATAAATTGGAGTTTGAAAAGTTAATGTAGCAACATCAATTTCACTGTCAGTGCCTTGAGGAATACTTCTACTACTCCAAGTAATACCTTCTAAATTTACAACACTTAAACTAGTCCAATCTACAAAGTTGTCTGTTGTTTGTATTTCTAAACTTGGGTTGAACAACATTAATATCTGTTCTACAAGTTGTAGTTTTTGATCTGTGTTAGTACTCCAAATATCCGCATTTACAGTAAGGTTATATGGGCTAGGCATTAACCTCTCGACTGTATATGTTTTACCTTGAGTGTTTAAATATTTCTGGGTATCTTCGTCATACTCTCTTTCACGCATATGAAGTTTACTAACATAACTAGCATCAGAAGTTCTTGTTCTATCCATTTCTAACGCAGTTACATACATACCTATACGAGGAGCACTTGGTAGTTTATTTTCTGAATTATCTCTAATAATACTACCTACTTGTCTAGTAATATCACCGTACATTACAGGAACACGAGTAAGTTGCCCAGAGCCGTCTTTATATGTAAAATGACTAAGCAATCTAATCATTTGATTTAGATAGCGTCTTACTTGTCCGTCATAAAAATGTTGCATTAGTTATCGCTCCTTGGACGTAGTGCTTCACTTAGACTTTGACGTTCTTTTACTCTAGAGCCAAATAATCCAACTTCCCAGAGTCCGTCGGATATAATCTCATCTGGAATTGTTACCTTAACAAGCGTCTTACTATTCTTAGTATGAGTTGAAAGCATTGTAGGATGATCAGCAACAACATATTCTAAAGCATAATTATTCAGTTGAACTACAACATAATTTGGTGTAGCACTAGTAGGATGCTCAATATCTGTAAGTAATTCTGTATCGCCTACTTCTAAACGTACACTGTCAACAGCAATGTTTTCCATATATGTATAATTACTGTTATTAATAAATGTACCTTTTTGTGTTTGTCTAGTATCTGAGTTAGTTAAATCCATTCGTAAATCATCTTGCATTTTAATCCAACGTTTACCGTCATATCTAAATAGTCTATTAGGTAAAAAGTCTATACGTAGGAAATAGTCACCGTTGGCTGCTGTATCTGGAAACGAAATGCCACTTCCAAAAGGTGCGCCGTTTGGTGCGCCGTCAATACCTAATAAGTATCCGCTATAACCTAACTTTGAAGGAGTATTTCTTAACGCATCTACAGTTTCACTTGATGCTACGTTTATCTCGCTATCGTCAACTGTTTGAAGATTTGATTTACCTTCTGAAACTTCTAAAGTATACAAGTGTGTAACATCATAACCTGACTTAGCAGCATCTTTCTCTGCTTCAGCAACAACGGCGTCATTAATTTGCATTTCTTTTTCGTATGTAGAAAGCAAATCTCTTAATGAACCATCTTCAGGTGCTTCTTCATTCATTGGTAAGTCAAGTATGTCTTTGTATTCTTGACTGTCAAGTATTTGTTTCATCTTTATTCTATAAAGATGTGGATACCAAGTTGGACTGAATCCTTCTGCTGCTCTATTTACATCCTCTACTACATAAAAGCGTTTTAAAGCAACTTCATAATCATTTTCAGCGTACTCATCTTTTAAATGCGGTAATTCTAAAACATCACCTGGCATTATTTTTCTACCTAACGCATCAACAGAACTATTAATGTGTATAGTCATAAACAATGTATCATTTTGTAAAAACAAACCAAATTGACTTAAATCAAAGTCAATATCTTGTACATTGTAGATACCTCTAATAGAATAGATATCTTCGTCATACTTTCTATCTCTGTTTTCTAAAAACAGTAAGTCTTGTATTTGCGTATGATCTTTCACAGTGGTTCCGTCATCAGTACCGATGTATTTGTGTACATTTACATCTGTACCACCTACTTGAAACATTTCATAAATCTGACGATCTATAAACTTGTAATCATTTCCCTTTTCGGGTTTATATAAACTCAGTCTTGGCATAGTATAACTATTTACCAGAATCTTTATCGTAAGATAAATATATTATAACACAATGTGACATTGCTAGGAACAATAATATGGCTCAAGAAATTATCAATGTAGGTAGCAGCCCTGATGCGGGCGATGGCGATACTCTTCGCGCTGCCCTAATAAAAACGAACAACAATTTTACAGAATTATACCTTAAAGTTGGAGATTTTCCAGACGGACTCGGAGTTGCCGGGCAAACACTTGTTGTTCAACAAGATGGAACAGTAATTTGGGCAAGTCCAGGATCAATTGGTACTGACGCAGCAACACTAGGCGGTGAAGCACCATCTTATTACTTAGATTATAATAACTTTACAAACACTCCTACATTAGTCACATCACTTGTAGCACTTACTGATACTTCAATTAGTTCACCTACAAGCGGACAAGTTCTTAGTTATGATGGTGCTGTATGGACAGCAACTACTCCATCAGCAGTGCCACAAGCATTAGGCGATTTAACAAATGTTTCTGTTCCAACTCCTAGCAATGGACAGGCATTAGTATGGAATGGCAGTGCGTGGCTAGCAGGCGCTGTAGCAGCAGATATTGGTTCAACTAGCATTAACGCATTATCAGATGTGGATACTACAACTGCTGCTCCTAACAACGGTGAAGCACTTGTATGGGACGGAAGTAATTGGGTACCTGGAACTGTAGCAGGCAGCGGCGGCATTGCTCTTACTGACTTGTCAGCAAACACTATCGCAGCAAGCGGTGGCGGCTCGTTAGCATATAACAGTCTTACAGGCTTGTTTACTCTTACTCCACCAGACTTATCAGGTTATGCTACAACAGCAAGTTTAGCAACAGTAGCAACTTCAGGAGCATACGGAGATTTAACTGGTACTCCAACATTAGCAACTGTAGCAACTTCAGGAGCATACGGAGATTTAACTGGTACTCCAACAATTCCAACTAACTTAGCAGATTTAGCAGACGTGAGTGGCACAGCGCCTAGTACAGGACAAGTACTAAAATGGGACGGCGCAAACTGGGCACCGGCAGCAGATTCAGAGGGCACTGGCGGTACTGGTATTGCTTTAACAGATATTAGCGGCACTGGTGATATTGACTTT